AGCAATAAAAAACGTGCTTCCGGTTGGTACTTGAGCCATGATATGGTTCCTTTCTATTAAATGCCCACAAAGGCGATTGAACTACAGCTTTAAAGCCCTTGCGGGCACATCTTCCGATGTTCTTGCAGGTCAGCGAACCGACCAAATACTAAAATCTTGCATTCTTCCATATACTAGCGAATCGTGATCGTAATCCGCCCGAGCCGCACTTTCTGGTTGAGCCTGAAATACCGATGCACCAACTAACAAAGTTTCGATCTGCTTAGATAGTGCTTTTACGCTTGCGCGAGTATCGCCCCAAACATTTATCTGAAACCTTGCATTGTCATGATCTGCCATCGCACCTTCAGTAAATACAACTACTTCACCGCCAATTTGCTGATAAGTGATATACGGTCTAGTCGTATTCACTGGAGCAAAATCAGGAAATGCCCGATTGCTTACCAGCGGTTTCAACAGATTAAATAAATCAGCTTCGACAGTCATTTGATATTAAACCGTTTAAAAAATTCAGTTTTAATTGCTTCTTGTGCCGCGCCTGATTTATCCAAAGCGCCACGAAGAAACGACTTGCCCATCCATTGCACCGAACCGCCAGGTCTCAAAACATAATAAGCATCTTTGACCGCTTGCGAAGCTCTACGACTTGGCTTTTTCGTTCCGCGCTTATCCGGTCTAATTGCTGTATGCCACTTGCCATCTTTCCCAACATACGACGAATACCGCTGGATATGGCCAAACTCAAGAAGCTGCCCATGTGGAGCCGTTTTCTTGTTCCACGAAATACCATAAACCTTTTTTAAGTCTGTACTTGCTTGGTTATCAAACGCTTGATAAATAGCTTTACGCAAGTTCCCAGACTTCACACCGATACTATTTACATTGACCTTGACTTGATCGTAAATCACTTGCGCACCAGCTTGTGCCGCTGGTCTAATCGCGTCCTCGATGCCTTCGCCTAAGTCCTTAATCAAGGCATTAAACTCTGACATATCAATGTTCATCGAGATCATCGAACCACCTCACAGGCTAAATCAACATGTTCTCTTTTTGCTTCATCGGGCAATACAGCTAAAATTCGATATGTGATGCCGTTATAAACAACCTGCATCGCGTTTGTTATGTCTTCGCGGTATCTAATCCGAATTGAAGCCTTCGCCACGCTAGTAGGGGAATCGCCCTTCATCGTTTCAACGCCATTCATAAACCGAATATGCGCCCAAGGGCTTGCAAAAGTCGTCCATGTATTCAATGGCTGACCTTATCATCTTGAGTAGTTGACTGCGATTGAATTGCAATCTTCCGGTTTAGTTTTCCGAAGTCCATCACGAGAAATACACTTTATATCTGTATAGCAATTGATCTGCTAAGCCCAAAGAATACGTTTGTCTTTCACTTTCTAATTGACGTTTTTCATACAGTGATCCAACGCAAAGTTTTACCCAAGTCTTTATATCTTCGGGCACGTCAGCAGCAGTCGCATATCCGCAGGTAAAAATAACTTGAACACTTTCAGGCTGATTCCTCACTTCTGGAAATGTCTTATCGTAAGCAGCAACAATATAAGCCTCATAATCATTGCTTAAAACTGGCTGATAAAAACTAGAATCTAGCGTTATTAAATCGCCGTTTGTATCAATGTATTTCACCGAACTAACAGCCGTTACTTTTGGCTTTCTCAATTGCAAATCATTAAATGAATTCGTAAGCAATTTCCAATGCTGATTCATTACTGCACGGTTCATTATTGATTCCGCGCTTAAAGTAGCCGCGCTAATTAACGCCTCGATAAAATCATCCTCATCACTGTGATCGACGCGCAAAAATAGCTTCATCTCTGCTAGAGATACAGGAATTTCCGTCGGTGCAGTGAGTAAAATTAATGACATTATCGAAGTCTCTCAATTAGTAGTGAGCTGCCATTTCTAGCAGCCCACATTTTACAAATTAGCCTTGTCCAGCAAATGACAAATGGCTTTTCACAACTACTGCACCAGCAGCAATAGATGTTCCGCTGTTTTTCGTGATTACTACACGGACATAGCGCTTACCACCGCGATAGCCAACCCAATAAACAGAGTCAGCCGCCAAGCTTGCAGGGAATGAACCTAACAGCTCATCACCACTAGCAGCAGCATCGCCACTTAAATCTGACGCATCACCATGACGCAATGAAATTGTGTAATCACCAGCACTCGCAATTGCGCCAGTATTGATGATGATGGTCGCAGAACCCGCACCGCTCAAATCAATAATAGGAGCGTCCGACTTTGTTGCAGTGTGAACTACTGGAATCAACGCAACGACAGGCGTAATGTTATTTTTTAATTCTGACATGATTTATTCCTTAAAAAAGCATAGAAAGCCGCTTATTAGGCGGCAATCATAATTAAGTAGAGAATTTCAAGAACTTAACCGCTTCGAAGTTCACCGCGCCGCCGCCTGTACGTTTTGTGCTGTAAAAACGGACATATGGCTTAGCTGTGTATGGATCGCGTAAAGTACGGATGCCGATACGGTCAACAATCGTATAAGCTTCGCGGAAATCACCGAACGCCAAAGACAGAGAACCAGTTGCCAATGCAGGCATGTATTGATCGATACGCACAGGATAGCCATTCAATCGATCTGGTTGACCAACTTGATTAGATGGTTCCCACAAATAACGATCGTTTGTAGCTTCTTTCAATTTACGCATTTTTGTGCGAACTTCACGACGCATTACAAACTGTGCATTTTGCAAATATTGGTCTTTGAAAGCGCCTTGCAAATCCTGAATAGGATCAAGCTTAGTTGTATGGAAATCGCCGTTAGCGCCAGTAACAACATGCTCAAACGTGCCCCATGCACGAGAACCGTCACCAGTTGCAGCAGTAGCATATCCAGCCAAGCCTTTAGCTTGACCAGCGCCAGTACCCGTCCAGAAAGCAGCACCTTCAACACGTGCAAACTTGTCAGCAGTCTTCATTGCTAACCATGCTTCAACGTCAGTGGCAGAATCATCAATCAATTTCTGCGTGGCTTTTGGCTGCGCGTACATTTCAAAAGCTTCAATACGGTACTTGCCCAATTGAGGCGTATCTGTATCGCTGCGAGTGCCGATCTCAGATACCCAACCTGCATCGGAGTCATCGTTATCAACGATACCTTCTAATGCATCGGTGCTGATTGTTACCACGTTTGCCAATTGGCGCATGATTGACTGTTCATACACTTTCTTAACCATACGACCAACTGTAGGCGCTGGAAGCAAGTAGCCACCATCAGGATCGGAACCAGCGGACAATGCTTTGCGCTCATCAGAACTCAAGCGGTCGATGTCGCCGTTGCGAACCATAGAGAAAAATGCGCTCTTGTAGTTTGAATACTGGTCAACAGAGACTTCAGACGGAATTGAGCGGCCTTTCGATTGGAAGTCAGCGCGGAGCATAGCGTTCCAGCTCTTGCACTCAGCTTCAATATCGGAATTACCAGCACCACCACCCGCAGGACGTTGACTAGCAAGAATTACCTTGTCAAAGTCTGCTTTCAAATCGCCCAAGCGGTCTAATTCACTGTTCAATGTAGCTAATTTTGCCTCAAGATCGGCGACAGCTTTACCGTCAGCCTTAGCCGCGATCAAAGCATCGTTCGTTTTCTTGTGCTCTTCCCAAGCTTTACCTTGGGCTTCGATTGTTTTTGCAATTTCTAAAATATCAGACATGATTATTACCTTTCGTTTTACGATTAATTTGGATTGCCAATGTTTCTATGCACTAATGCTGCCTTTAAAACCTGTAAATCCTCATCGGCATCGCGCGGACGCAGGCTTTTTACACGTGATACAAAAGCGGTTGCTTCTTTCCTACTTAATCCTGCATCTCGCAGGAATGATTCAGCCGACTTCAAATCTTGAATTTGTTCAATCTCTGAAATTGTCGGTGCTACTGCGCCACCTGTAACAACAGCTAGCGACTTACTTTCAGGGAAAATTTCAGCAAGTGCTTTCGCAGATGCTAGGACATTTTCCGTTATCATTCGTGGTTCCATAGGCGTGAGAGTCAAAGAGTCACGCATCAAAGGCCATTTTGTAATTTCACCGTCTTTTGTCTTTAAAGACTTACCGCGAACCGATTCGCTAGACGTTCCGACGACACCAGCATTAATTAAATCTTCCAAGTATTGAATGTACTTTGATCGCCGGTTTAAAACGCGCTCGACAAAAATGCCTTTTTCGTCAATTTTCGCAGACTTCCAATCGACAACGCCCAAAACATTATCGCTAGAGTTTCCAAACCCGTCTTGATCTCTACCGTGCTCAAAATCGACGTAAAGCGTACCAATATCAGTAAAATTGCTACTAAAATCAGTGCTTTTCGTGAAATGTTCACCTGTTAAATCTTTTCCACCGAACAAAACAATGTAATTGCCAACTCGCAATTCATTATCGTTACTTGAAATAGCTTTTAAATTATTCATACTTTGACCTCTTGAGTCGTATTGCTTCCTAACTGTTTTGGCAATTGTGCCGCCTCGCCGCCCATCGGGTTTAATTCATCAAGCGCCCTGACCTCATCCTGACTCATCCACGCTGGAGACCCGCCAGAACCAAGCGCACGAGAGAAATACTCAGCACGATCTTTATGTGATCCGCGCATCAATCCTGAAGCGTTGAACTTGATGAAATAGCCGTTTCTACGCTGCCTATCTGTAAGTAATTGACATTCAGCAGATTGTTCAATGCGAACGTACCAAGGGCTAAGAGTATGCACCACGTGAGCCAAGAACATTTGTTCAGCACTTGCATAAGTCGCTGTCTTGTCAGAGTGACCTACCATAATCGGCATGACTCGCATAGCGCGGCAAATCTCGACAACTTGGTTATTTCTTGTTTCCAGTAACTGAGCATCAATACCTGTCATTGTGGAAGGCGTGAATTTGGCATCACGATCCATGATGCGCGGACGGCCTAAATTTTCCAGCCCGTCGAACTCTTTATCAAGCCATTTCCGCATCGCTGCGTATTGGTCAGGATTCAACGTACCAGTAACCGAATAAGTACCACCAAACGAAGCGCCATTCTTTTGCATTCTAGCTTGGGAATCCTCGGTCGCCATCGCCAAGCCAATAGCTTCGCATGCCAGCCGAGTAATATCTAGACCGACAATGCCATCCCAAGACGCACCGCGCCAATGCCAAATAGATTCAGCTGGAATTGGTAGAACCTTGCCAGATGGAGACGTAACCTCATAACGAAGTGAATAGTCTTCGCTCTGCTTTACAGATACAAGATTAGGAACAATAGGGATTAATTCGCGGACTTCACCGCCAATTCGATTGATAAATGCGAATGCGCTGCCAGTTAAAACACAATGCATCGTCATCATTTCGCGCAGCTCAAACGATGTCATCCAATCATTAGGCTTACGATAAAGCACGTCATAAAGTGCTAAATCGTCACCTGAAACCATGTTTTCACCGACTTTTTTATGTACTTTTAGCGGTACTTGCGCAACACCTTCTGCAATAACTCGCGCACAGGCGAGAACTGTGGTAACTTGTAGTGCGGTTTGATGACTTACAGAGGCTCCGCTTTTTGAACGCAATGAACCGTAGAGAAGACGGAATAAGTCTAGCGAATGTCTAGCACTGCCATCCTCATTAGCTTTTCGATTAAACGGCCAAAAATTCATGCGGTTTCCCAAAATGATTTACCAACACCAACAGGATTCAGCGACATCAGCGTTACAGCATTAAACAATGCCATTAATGGATCAATTTTAGCACTTCCTGATGTTTGCTTGGTAATTATAACAGCATTTCCTCTAGGTTCAACTTTTGCATTACTTACGCACCATCGCATTAGCGGCTGATCTGCGATAAATAGCGCTTTTTCTGCCAATTTACGCTCAGTCGTCTTGATTGCGCCCGTCATTTTCCAGCCTTGCGATATGCCGATAATACATTCTTCAGGCACTTCAGCATCAACAATTGCCTCGACAATCATTCCAAGCCCTGAAGGATCACACCCGATCTTATCAAGCAAACCCGACTCATAAACCTTCGAACAAATCTCAGCAACTTGCACAACGTCATCACCGATATTTTCAACTAGGATCAAATCGCCATCATTAGCGAAGTCTGTTAATCGTGCTGCAATGTCTTTCCTTCGCTCAAATACGCTAGGATGCGCCCAAGCCCGTGACCATGACAGCCATTCACCATCAGGAGTACGCCCTACAGCAGACAATCCCAATAAGTCATCAAGACCACCGCCATCAATGCCCAAATCGATTACTTCGCATAATTCGATCAACTTTTCAAGCGTTATACCAGATTTTTCTTGTTTTTGCCAATAATCTGCACCTGCCCAACGATCTGAACGTAAATTCATGCCAATTTCGACATTAGCGTGCTTAGCCATGAACCCGCGAAACGAGTTTGCACCAGCTTGTTCTGCCTTCTTATATTCGCGCTCAAGGAACATTTGGTCGACCGAATACCCTATATTCGGGTTCGTCATCCACATATTCTCAAGTTTCAGACATTCGCCATTCGCAACCATATCGTCTGGATGCTCAAAAATTACAGGAAGAAACGCATTATCTATGATCTTACCATCACGAACATCACGGGCATACTGCAATTTCTGCTTAAACACGCCAGAAGGAGGCTCATCAGATTGCGTAGTCAGGTAAATGATAAAACCTTCTGGCCTTGATGCAAGACCGCCAAACGCCTCACGAAACATATTTTCAGCAGATGATACCTTGCCAAACAAATGAAGCTCATCAACTAGAACACCGACCGCCTTTAACCCACCAACAGTATTACTATCGGCAGCAAGAACTTTTAATGTGGCATTGCTTTCTCTATGCGTGATTGTTTTGATATGCCCTTGTACCTGCATCATCGCGTCAAGATCATCATCCTTTGTCACCATGTCACGAGCTGGAGCGAATGAGTTAGTCGCAACCTCAACAGTCGGGCTTAAAATAGCAAATTGCGCAGACTGCCGCCAATTCCTAACCAATGCCGTAAGCATGATTGCGCCTGCTACGGTGCTTTTTGAATTTTTCTTACTTACAAGAACGAAGACTTCTTTTATCAGTCGTCTTCCAGTGCTTGCATCGTATGAGCCAAATATGGAAGCGGCAAGATCAAACACCCAAGGAGCGCAAGCCTCACCAATGGTAGGGCTTCCGGGGGCATCTACGATCCTAAATTCACGCATGACGTTTAAAGCCGCTTCCGCCTCATCTGGGAATATAGGCGGAGGGATAATGCTCTTCCCCGTTCTAATGCGAATGTCTGAAACTTGAGAATATGTGGATGACGAACCCGAATATAGGGTATTCGGTCGACCAAATGTTCCTTGAGCGCGAATATAAGA